GCAGGGAGAAAAAAATTTTAGAAAAAGATGTTTACGCCTGCGATGAATCCAGCCGGATCATTGCGGTAGGGAAGGTGTACGAGGATGGCTCGCGGTCATTGAGATTGTACCTGTATCTCAGCGAGGATACACGAAAGATAGGTTTGATTTGGATTAAATGAGTATTCGTGTGGAAGTTGAGTTTACGGACGGATCGCGTTGCTGGTATAAGCACTAAACTGATATTTAAGTAAGCAAATGGATGAGAAAGAAGGTGGCACCGATGGATAAAAACATCCTAAACGACTACATAGACGCCTGTGAGCTGATCCGGGAGACAGAGCAGCAGATCAGGCGGCTGCAGGAAAAGCAGAGCGAGACAACGCAGGACAGCGTAAGAGGCAGCAACCCGGAATTCCCCTATAATGCGCAGCATTTCAAAATCGAGGGGACAACATTTTCAATGCGGGACGATGCACGGCTGTTGGAAAAGAAAAAGCTGCTGGCAGACCGCCGGGCGGCTGCCGAAGAGACACGGGTGCAGGTGGAACGCTGGATGGTTACGATCCCGGCACGGATGCAGAGGATTATCCGGTGGAAGCTATTTGAAGGGCTGACGTGGGATGAGGTGGCTGTGAAGATGGGGCGGAAAGCAACAGGAGAGAGTGTAAAGAAAGAATTTCAAAGATTTTTTCCTAAAAATTGAAAGTTTGTCCCGTTTGTCCTGTTTGTCCCGATCAAAAGTGTTATAGTGTAAACTGACAGTAGTGGATAAGCCACTACTTCTCTTACACAATACATCTTTGGAAGGCACCTGGTCGTGGAAACGCGGTTAGGTGCTTTTTATGATACCATATTTGGTAGTATAGATTTTTGCCGGATTATGGTGTATGATGAAGAAAAATGTATTGTGTGGGAGGAATTGGTAAAATGTCAGCGATAGGGGTGTCTATTTATTCACTTAGAGTTTTAAGAGTCCGTCATGGAGATGCGGAACTGCATAACATAAAGGATGGGAAAGGTCTCATAGATTTAGTTAAAGAGTTTATTGACACCAATATTAAAAGTTATGTTGATAAACAGGAGAATGAAAATTTATTTAGATTTGATGATTGGGACATTCGTGATGAAATAGATTCAAAAGGGAATAAACTATTCAGAATGATATATGGAAAAATGAAATCTGGAACTTATGGAGCGGAAGGGGAAATAGTTGATAAAACTACAGGAAAAATAACGCATAAGTTTACCAGAGATGAGGCACCTGTTTTACCGTTTAGCTTTTGTATAGCGGTGCCAGAATGTAATGAAGGCACTACTATAGCAGTTGCGATATTTCAAACTTTATCAGGAAATGGGATTAAATCTATTTTTGATGATTATTTTAGAGCATATGTAAAAACAATAGATATTGGTTTGACTGTTAGTTTTGGAGCTTTGTACCCAAAAGAATTTATAAATGAATATATGAAGTGTGGAAAATTAACTAAAATTAACATGATTCAATATTGTGTGCCTGATGATATTGCAGATAGAATCGGGATAGATAGAGGAATTAAACGCACACGGAGAATTATGACGATTTCAAATCCTATAGGTTTTATCGCTAGAAACCGATATAAGATTGAGGAGTGTTTGCAAGGAAATCGCTCGTATGATAAAATCATAGAATTTCCGGATTTTGATTATGATGATCTTAAACTTGTTTTTAATGTTGGTGGGAAAAATAAAACAATCAGCATGAAAAATATTGAAAAAACGATAGTTACAGAGGATATTACGGAAAGAGTGTTAAAAGAAGGGGGGAATCCAGAAAAAGAGTCGATAATTTTATTGTTTGAAGAATTTTCAAGAAATTATCTTACAGATATGGGAATAATAGTGTCTCAGGATGGTATCGACGAATATAAATTGGAGCTTCAAGAAGCTTATTGCGGGAGTGGAATGAAAGAAAATGAAATTGATTATAGAATTAGTTAGTGATCCTATCTTGTGGTTAGTGCTTTGTGCTTGTGCCCTACTATTTTTTAAAATTGTTCGAAAATCAAATTATTTTAATATCACGCAGATTGTAAAGATGCATATTAATGCATTTAGAAATGATTCAGGGAAAATAAATAAAATGCAATTTGGCATTGCATTTATCATACCTGGTATTCTGGCAGTAGCCATAGCATCCATGAAGATCATTGATTCAGATACGATAAATATGCTTACAGTCATAATATCAATACTAACGTCGATGTTTTTTACGTTATTGGCAATGATAATTGATATAAAGGGGCGATGGAATGAGAGAAAAGAGAAGGACGACTCATCGGAAAATACGATTATGGCGTCCTTAATGCGTTCTTTGTACTATGCAATAATGTTTGAAATATTGCTTTCAATTATTTTGCTTATATTATGTTTTATAGCAGTATTTACGACAAGATTTTCATATATGCAAAGTATTTTGATTTATTGGCTTTCTATAACAGTAATAATGAATTTATTCATGGTACTAAAAAGAATATTTCTTGTTATTGAAAGAAGTATGAAATAAAATGAAAAATTAAAGGGTGCAGAAGGTGGATATAATGATAGAAATTGCATGTGTTTTATTAGGTTCTGCTATTTCTATAGTGACGACAATTGGTTTTCAATGTTATCAAGAAAGAAAGCGAAGAAAGTATTACGCAAATGTTTTGTATCATGACTTGCTTAGCATTATGCAATATTTCAAAGGAGAATATAAATGGGATGAAACAGATAAGTATCCAGAGATAAGATACAATGCTGAGTGGCAAAGTGTAGTTGCAAATATATCTTATCTTAGAGATAAGCAAATTAACTTGGTACATAACATATATGATGCAGTATTTGATTATGATTCTCTTTTAAGTCAAACTAAAGGAAAGAAAAAAAGGAAAGAAAAAAAGGAAAGAATATAGATGTAGGATAGAAAAAATTGTTAATGGATATGAATTTGATGAATTCATGCTTTTTCTAAAGCAAAAATTAAAGATTAAGGAGCAGGATTAACCCCTGCTTCTTTTTCTTTTCTTTCAAAACAACGGACCCTTAGCTCAGCAGGTCAGAGCGTCCGGCTCATAACCGGATGGCCGCAGGTTCAAATCCTGCAGGGTCCATTGCCGACATGTGTCGGAACTCCACCCTCTTAGCGGAATGCTGTGAAAGACCGTCGCAAGGTCTGAGAGGGTTTGTAACATCAAAACAAATGAATGAGAGGTGGTGAGGTTGCCGCGGAAAGCAGACGTAAGGGTAGAGCAAGCCCATGAAATGTACCAGCGGGGAGCAAAGCTGGTTGAGATTGCAAATCAGCTCGGGTTGCCTGAGGGGACAATCCGGAGCTGGAAAAATAGACAGAAATGGGATTGCAACGTTGCAAACGGAAAGAAATGCAACGTTGCGAAGCGAAAGCGCGGCGGTCAGCCAGGAAACCACAATGCGGAGGGAGCTGGTGCACCGCTGAAAAATCATAATGCTGAGAAACATGGTCTTTTTCGGAAATATCTTCCGGAGGAGACCTTTTCTATTATCGCAGAAATGCCGGTCAATCCATTGGATGTGTTGTGGGATCAGATACAGATTGCGTATGCAGCGATCATCCGGGCACAGCAGATCATGTATGTGCGTGATCGGGATGATAAAACAATCGAGAAAATCGAGGAGAAAGACGGCAACGTGATCGGAGAGCGTTGGGAGGTACAGCATGCCTGGGATAAACAGGGGAAATTCCTACAGGCTCAGGCCAGGGCACAGTCGGAGCTTCGCAGTCTCATTAAGCAGTATGACGAGTTGCTGCATAAGCGCTGGGATCTTGCCAGTGATGAGCAGAAGGCCCGCATAGCTCAGATCAAGGCCCAGACGGACAAACTTAAGGGTACCGACAATGAAGAGGAGCTGAGCCGCCTGGACCAGGTTCTTAGCGAGATAAAAGGGGTTGTGTAGTATGCCATTTTCTGATAAACAGCAGGAGTTTTTCCGAAATGCAAACCACCGATGGAATATTAAGGTTGGTGCGACACGTTCCGGAAAGACCTATATGGACTATTATGTGATCCCTAAGAGAATCCGTGCCAGAGCCGAAAAAGAAGGGCTGGTGGCGATCCTGGGCGTTTCTAAAGGCACGATCCAGCGAAACATCATTGAACCATTACAGCGTATCTGGGGAACCAAGCTGGTAGGTGATATCAATTCCCAGAACATCTGTCCTATGTTTGGGGAAGATGTTTACTGCCTGGGTGCGGAGAAAGTCAGCCAGGTATCTAAGATCCGAGGCTCTTCATTAAAGTATTGTTACGGTGATGAGGTTGTAGACTGGAACCAGGATGTTTTTAACATGCTTAAATCCCGTCTGGATAAGCCTTATTCCTGCTTTGACGGAGCCTGTAACCCGGATGCCCCACAGCACTGGTTTAAAAAGTTCCTGGACTCTGATGCAGACATTTACTGCCAGAAGTATGAGATCTTTGATAATCCATTTTTAAGCCGGGTATTTGTAGATGAGCTTTGCAAGGAATATAAAGGAACGGTCTTGTATGACCGGTACATCCGTGGCCTGTGGGTAGCTGCGGAAGGTTCTGTGTATAAGTTGATGTGTGATGCGACATCCAGTGGAGGCATTAACCCATATGCAATTTATGAGAAGCCTAAAAGCCTTTTACAGATCAATATTGGTGTTGACTTTGGTGGTTCAGGATCAGGACATGCATTTGTTGCTACTGCATACTCCAGGGCTTATCAAAGTATTACGGCACTTGCCAGTGAGCGCCATATGAGCGTAAATGGCAGTATTGATCCGAATAAGTTGGGAGAATTGTTTGTAGACTTTTGCTTGAAGATCATCAACCTGTATGGATTTATTACCGTTGTCTATTGTGATAGTGCAGAGCAGACGCTGATCGCAGGTATGAGGACAGCGGTCAGGAAGGCGGGGCTTGGCTGGATCCGGATTGAAAATGCCCTGAAGACAACGATCAATGACAGAATACGTTTTATGCAGCGGATGCTTAGCCAGCACCGCTTTTTCTATGTAAAAGATCAGTGCCAGAGCCTGGAAGATGCTCTAACAACGGCATTGTGGGACGAGAAGAAATGTCTTGTGGAAGATGTGCGACTGGATGACGGCACCAGTGATATTGATACGCTAGATGCTTTTGAGTACACATTTGAGCGGGACATCAGCCGGTTTATCCGGTACGAATAGAGGTGATAACAATGAAATTTTCTAAAATGCTGGCTGCGATCACGCAGGTTTTAAATCAGGATTCAGATACACAGGTTGATGTCTGCATGACTTCTGAAATGGCCCGTAGGATAGAGCTATGGACGGCCATGTATGAAGATAATGCGCCATGGGTGGATCGAAAGAAAGTGAAGAGTGCGCAGCTGCCGGCAGCTATTGCCTCTGAGGTTGCAAGGCTTGTTACTCTGGAAATGAAGTCGGAGATAACAGGAGGTTCTTCCGCCACCTATCTGAATGATCAGTATCAGAAAAAAGTGCTGACAAGTATCCGCAGATATATGGAGTACGGATGTGCGAAAGGCGGTTTGATTTTAAAACCGTATGTTACAAAAACAGGTCTTGCGATCCAGTATGTACAGGCAGACTGTTTCTTCCCGCTTGCTTTTGATGATTCCGGACAGATCCAGCAGTGCGTATTTACGGAACAGTTCCGGAAGGGACAGAAGATCTATACCAGGCTGGAAGTCCACACGCTGCAGGGAGAACAGATCCGAATCACAAACAGGGCCTTTGTTGCAACCAATGACTACAGCCTTGGAAGCGAGATCAGCATAAACTCAGTGGATAGGTGGTCAGAATTAA